CAACAGTCAACGCGGCTCTTGCCTTAAAAGCCGATATTACATCAGTAAACACTTCCTTGGCTTTGAAAGCTGACGCTTCCGCCTTGACTGCCGGGCTTGCCCTGAAATTCAATATTCCGGCTTCACTCGCTTTGCTTCCGACAGGTGCCGGAACAACAGTTGACGAAGTTATAACCGTTCTTCAATCTCTTGGCCTTTGCCGACAATCTTAAAGGAGAAACCCTAAAATGAAAAACGTAATTGTTCTTTTCACTTTGTTTTTGATGGCTCTTGTTTCTTTTGGATGTGCCAAAGCCCCTGAACCTGATCATGATATTGAAATGAAGTTGGCGGAAGCGTTGTTGCAATGTGAAAAGAACAATGAACCCGTTAAGACAACTTACATTGACCCTAAAGACCAATTACTTGATAAGGCAATAACGGAACTCGGAAAGGCGGCGAATAAGGGAAATGACCCTTGCGCAAGTATCATCACGAACAACAAATTACAGGCAATCGCAATGCAGGAAAACACCAAACAAATTACGGCAGGGGTTAAGGTTGGGGAATCAATCGCCGGTAATCTCGTTTTAGGTGTTCTTGGATGGAAAGCAATTGATGAATTACCAAATCTAATCGGTAAAGGGGGAGATACTTACAACCTTCATTCTAATGGTGACATGTCACTTAGTGACAGTATTAAATCTGGTAAATACGGAAACATTACCGGAAATGAAAACACCTTTGGCGAATTGTTCACAAGTAAATCAGAAACAATAACTGAAATCCCATTAGCAGAATAAAGGAGAAACTGAAATGACGGAAAGGAGAGTTGCAGAAAGGAGAAAGTGTAACATTCAAGAAGATGGCTTGTGTCATATTCATGATGTTGAAGTTGAAAAGCGGGAACAGTTAGAAAAACTCGCCCTGAACATTCCGAAGTTGTTAACCGCCGTTAATCGTTTAATCGGTTGGTCTGTTCTTATGACGATTTTGGTTATCGGTTCTTATGCTTACACGCAACAAGTCAAAAATGATGCAAAAACCGAAAGCGACCAATTCGGGAAAAAGGCTTCAATCGTAAACGATTCAGTTATTCGCCTGGAAGAAAAACAATCAGCAATATTAAGAGAAATCGCAAACATGAACGGCTTGATGTTAAGCTTTCATAAACAACAGGAAAAGCAAAGATGAACCCACTTGATATTGTCTTTCATGAAGTTGAAGGGCTTTCGTTGATCATGCCAAGAGTGTTGAAGGAAAATTGGTCAAACCTTCCTCTTGAGGATTACCCGAATTTTTGTGGTGCCGGGCATGGATGGGGAGAAAGAACGGTTCCCGATACTAATTACGGAATGTCAATGCGTCACAATTGTTTGATTCATGATGTTTGTTTTTGTGTTCTTCCCCCTACTGAAGAGTATTGGCATATTTCAAACGAAATGTTACATATCAATAATCTTCGAACAATCAGGATAAAAAGTGGCAACTTCATAATCAGAAGGTTACGAGAAAACCGGGCAACAACCTATTTTGATTTTGTTGAATCTCCAATCGGTTTGAAATGTTATCTGAACAGGAATTGCGGAAGCAACATTGGACAAGATAATTATTCCCCCTTGGATGATCCCGAATTCAAGTTAATAATGTTGAAAGTTGGTGTAAAGCTGTAACGGCATATGATAAAAGTGTTATATGTCGAATTCAAATAAAAGGAGAATATAAAATGTCTGAAATGCGTGTTGGTATGTTGGCAGTTGGCGAAGGTGTTGAAGTTAAACAAAGGGCAACGAAAACCGCCGCCCTTGTCGTTGCGGCTGGACATGGCGGGCTTGTTGAATTAGCAATGAACAATTGCCTTATGTTGGCTTCAACTGCCGTTGCTGGTGTTGCCCCTGGAACCGCCCTTTCAACTACTCCCCCAATATGTCTTTGGAACCCGTTGAACAGCGGCAAAAACCTTGCAATCTTGAAATCCTTCCTTGGTCTGAAATCTGGCACCTTGGGCGGCGGCTCAATCGTTTACGGTTTTGTTCCGGCTCAAAATGCGGCACCTACAACCGGAAGCGAATTAACGGTTCAATCTTGTAAGCTTGGTTCCCCTAATGGTGTTGGGCGAGTTTTCCAGGGTTCAACGGTTGTTGCAACGCCAACTATTCTTCGCCCGGCCTTCCTGGAAGGTGCAATGGTCGATACAACGGCGATTGGCCCGCAAAACGTTGTTGATTACGTTGACGGTGAAATTATTGTTCCGCCCGGCAATTGTTTCATTATTCAAGGTGTTGCGGGTGCCGGTACTTCGCCCCTGTTGATTTTCGGGTTGCTTTGGGAAGAAATCACCATTGTTTAACCAATAAAATTCAATTAAAGGAATTGGCTGTTATTCTCCCAAGAGTAACAGCCATTTTTATTTTATGAAACCTGATAAAAAGTTTTTCGATTTCATCGAACGAGAAGAAGGAAAGCGGAATAATGTTTACCCTGATTCAAGAGGATTGCCGACAATCGGTAAAGGTCACCTTTTGACAAAAGATGAATTATCTTCTGGTAAAATAACAATCAACGGCGAAAGGGTAAAATATAGAAACGGTTTGACGGATTCACAAATAGAAAATCTGTTGTTGCAGGATTGCTCTTTTGCAATGAAAACCATTGATGAAAACGTTAAAGTTCCGTTAACGCAAAATCAATATAATGCGTTATTAAGTCTTGTTTTCAACATTGGTGAAACATCTTTTGAAAAGAGTACATTGTTGAAACTTCTGAATATCGGAAATTATAAGATGGCGGTTGACGAATTTCTGAAATGGAAATTTTCAGGCGGCAAACCGATTTTGCTTGAGCGGCGGAAGCGTGAAATCATTCTTTGGAACAGCGAAAATTGACGTTCGGCAGGGTTGCCCGGTCTGTTGGGTTACCCTGCCGTTGATCGTTGAAGGGCGGGCCGATTATGGCGTTATTTTGTCGGTTCTGATGGTCTTCAAAGCGGCTAGAATATCTTCCTTCGCTTTCTGTATCTCTTCACGAAGTTTTTTAACCTTGTTTATACCCTTTTCGTTGCCAATCATACTTTCAAAAAGCAACAGCAAAGCCCCTTCAATTTTATGGCAATACATCCGTTGACCTTGCTTCCATCCTGAACCGTCTTCTTTGGCGGGATCGATTGCCCAATTTAAGGGATCAGGGCGAATAAGGCGGAACTTTCCAAAGTCATAATAAGAAATTTCTTTTACCGCCTTTTCTTCCTGGATGGGGTTTTTCTCATTCTTCTTTTTTAACTTTTTCTTTTCCTTAGCCATTGGTATTGAACTTCCTCAAATTCTAAATGTTGTCGGTTTACAAGACGGATAAAAGCAATTCTTGGTTTATAAATCATCATCCGCCCGCCCCTGGTTTTCAATAGCTTTCGCCATCCAATGAGAATTAACTCGTTTCCTTTCGTCTTCAACCAATGAATTGTGTTTTCCTGTTCATCGATCATCAATTTTTTCTTGTGTTCTGAAAATGCTTCGCCGGTTGTCTGAACTCCAACAACAGACTCAGGCGTTAAAAAAATAATGTCGATGATGTAAAATAAATCGTTCCTTCTTCCTGAAAACGAATTGAATTTTTCGACAATCCAAGGCTTGTAACCTTGTTGACGCAATAACGCTAGGGTTCTTTGAGTAGGTTTTGACATGGTTTTAGTCGTTTATACAGGTTGCGGGAATACAATCATTAATGAAAATTTGTTTCGCTGATATCATTTTTTCATCTTGAACAATCAAGAACAATCTGCCGTCAACACAAATTTTGATTATTGTGATATTTTCGATTTTAGTCTTTTCCTTTACTGTTGTTTTTGCTTCAACAGGTTTTACTTCAAGCAAAAAGAACATCCAAGAAAGAAAAATTGCCAACAAACAAAAAGACAACCACAATTTAGATTTTTTCATTTTAGTATTTCCTTGTGATTTTTCTTATGTCTTCAACATAAACCCTTCGATTTTCAGGGTTTGCCAATTTCCCAAAAACAACAAACCAATCCTTGTTAACTTGTGAATCTTCAGTAACAACATCAGAAAGTTCTTCAAAATGGTATCGACCAATTGAAACGGAAATTGAATCTGAATCATCTTCCATTTGCATGGTTAAATAAGCTGACGGACCATTGACAGTTTCACCGCCGCGTTTGATTATCATTTTTGTATCGTTCAAATCACGTATTTCTTTTTTGGTCAACATTCCGATGAATACATAATTTCCAGTTTCTTGAATATCCTTGATAAGTGTTGCCTTTCCAAATTTGCTTTTCTTGCTGTAAAAATCACCATAAACGCTTTGCCCTGGATAAAGGTATTTAAAAGGCGTGTAACCTTCATCAACGGCTTTTGCTATTCCTGGTGGAACAGGTCTTTTTGTTTCACGGCATTTGATTATGATATCAGCGTTACGCGGGCCGATTCCTTCGATGGTTGTCAAACCGCCGTATAATTTCCCCCTATAAACAATCCATTTCTTTTCCGATATGTTCACATCAAATGGAACGTGTTCGATTCCTTCGTTTTCATATAGTTCCCGAAGGATTTTCAGGGCGGTATTATTATTGTTGGTATGGTTCAGAATCGCAACGGCAAATTCAAGCGGGTAATTTGCTTTAAAGTATGCGGTTAAATAGGTAATTATTGAATAGGCAATCGCATGGCTTTTGTTGAAGCCGTATTTGCCGAAGTTCTTCATTTCTTCCCAAATTTTTTCGGCTTCCTTTTTCTTCGCCCCATTGTCAACGGCACCTTTAACAAATTTTTCTTTGAATTCAGAAAAAGCTTCATCACCTTGGCTTTTGCCCATTAATTTTCGAATCTTGATTACATCAGACCAAGGCAAACAGGCATAATCCTTGACGATGCCCATTAACTGTTCTTGATAAACGATGTTCCCCATTGTTGTTTTAGTCCATTCAACAACGGTTTTGCTGTTCGATAAATATTGAACATCTTCCTTTCCTGATTTCTGTTTGACATAACGGGCGGCGGCACCAGAACCCAAAGGACCGGGACGGCACAAAGCCCCTAAATCAGCGATTTCTTCAATGGTTCTAATCTTCATTCCCTTTGCAAGATTCTTCAACGTTTCCCCTTCCATCTGGAAGATACCGGACAAAGAACCCTTATTTATAAGCTTGAACGTTTTCTTGTCATCCAGGGGCAAAGAATACATCCAGGAATAACTTTTTCCTAGTTGGTCACAAACTTCAGCGAGAACGGAAAGCGTTGTTAAACCTAATGCATCGATTTTCAACAGATTGACTTTTTCAGCGTCACGTTTATCAACCATTGCAATGTTTTGTTTTTCCCTACTGTTAACACCGCAAAACTTATTGATGGGAACCGGGCAAACGATCAAGCCAGCCGCATGAATCGACAGGTGCGAAGGATGACCTTCAAGGTGTTTTACATGGTACAAATTAGGGAATTCGTCTAAAGTTTCCCGCCCTATTTTTGATTTTTTAAATGCGTCAGAAATGGCGGAAGATGCTCTTGAATCACCTTCGGGCCGGTCTTCAATAGAATCTTTAAAGGCTTCGATTGCAAACGCCGGAATATTCAACGCTTTGGCAACACGAATGATTGCCGATTTCGGTTGAAGCTTGTTTATGTTGGCGATTTGGGCAACGCAATCATTGCCGTATTTCTGTTGAAGGTATTTTATTGCTAAATCTCTTTTGGTATCCTGTAAGTCAAAATCAATGTCGGGCCAATCGGAACGATTGATATCAATGAACCGTTCAAACAACAAATCATATTTGATGGGATCGATTTCCGTTATCCCGATAAGGTAACAAACCAGGGAACCCGCTGAAGAACCCCTAGCGGGACCAACAGCCATAACCGTTTTACAATATTCAAGAAGGTCAGAAACGATTAAAAAATAATCTGCAAAATTCTTTTCCTTGATTACCTCTAATTCCCTTTTCATCCGCTCTTTATAAATACCCTTATCAAGCCCCTTTTCCTTTGCCCATTTTTTGCAAAGCTTTTTCAATAACTCGTTAGGGTCTTCATTCGAATTGTATTTCACCATTGGCGCAAATGGCAATTCAACGCCTGAACACATTTCAAGTAATTGATATTTGTTTTTCAGGGCTTTTTTCTGATCAGGGAACAGGCTTAACCATTCATCATCTGTTAAAATGTGCATTGGTGTTGTTTTATTCTCGCCGGTAAACTGACCATAAACCAAAGATTCATAAATGATTTTGTCTTTCTTCTTCGGGTAAAAATTATCAATACACGCAACGGGTTCAAGTTTAGTGTCACGCATTAACGCCGGAAGGTCAGGGGAAAGTTGTAAATATACCTTCCGCTTTATCTTGGTAAGTTCAGGGGCGATGCCAGAAAGAACAATAATTTCATTACTTGTGTTGTTCAGTTGTTCATAATTGATTTTTGGGAACTGATAAAATTGTTGATAAGACAAATCAACCAATTGATAAATTTCTTGAAGGGCTGACGTTGTTGAAGCGATTAGCGTGAATTCGTTCGATCGATACCTTTTAACCTTCTCCCCTTTTGGGTGAAGGTCTGAAACGTTCAATCTTACACCAAAAACGGGTTTTATGTTTGCGGCTTTGCAAGCTTCATTCCATCGAATATGCCCGTATGTTGATTCAATATCAGCGATACCCGCAAATTTTCCGCATTGCTTCAGTATATTTTCGATTTTTCCAAAAGCTGATTTAAAACTGTAACCTGTTCTGATGTTCAGCCAATCGCCTTGATTAAACACTTATAATTTCCCCCGAAAAGAGTTTCGAAATTTTCAATCATGGTTTTAACGTCTTTTCCCGCCCTATGTCTATTTCTTGGCAAGGGTTGATTGTGAAGGGTTTCCCATAACTCGCCTTGTGAAAGCCGATAACCCATTAAGTGAAGGGATTGTTCAACAAGGCAAATCTTCCTTTCTGGAAGGGAAAATACAAAATCGTTTCTTTTCCCTTCAATCTCTAACATTGTATAATCAAAGGTTGCATTATGAGCAATAAAATACCCTGAACCTTTGCAAATTTTTTCGATTGATTTTATGTGTTTCTTAAAGGGTTTCTTTCCTTGTAAATCAAAATCACTAACGCTTGTTATTGCTGTTATGTGTCTTGGAATCTGAACAGGGATTGAAATGAGGGTTTCAAATTGGTCAAGGATTGCCAATTTTTCATTGGTGCGGGTAATGTTTATTTCGAACATCCAGGGTTGGAAGTCAAGCGTGTTCCCCATTGGTTGAAGTAAGTTGGTTGTTTCGGTATCGACAAACAAAAAGTCTTTTATCATGCGTCACCTAAAAATAAAGATGTTTGTTCTTCTTATAATGTTTCTTGCAACCGTTGTTGAATATCTTACCAGGGATTTCAACATCAGGACATAAAGAACAGCGATAACCGTTGAATTTTTTGCAGTTGCAACAACGCTTATCTTTTTTCTTTATCTTGATTGGTTTTAGAGTAACAACCATTTCTTGCAACCTTTGCATTGATTTTTAAAACTTCTGAATTCCTTTTTCTTTTTACAATACCATCTTCCTTTGTCATGAACTTCGATGTTTCGGCAAGTTCTGCAATTTTTATCGATTGTTTCCGTTTCCTCAAAATGGCAAATTTCCCGATATTCGCACCATTTTGGACCGCATTTAAAAAAGCGGGAATCGCCGATTCTTTCTGGTGGCTGTTCCGCAAGAACGATTTCTTCCCCTTTGGCAAATATCGCTTCAGCGTAAGCTTTATCATATTCGATTCTTTCATAATACCTTCGATCATCTTCTTTGTTGACGCAAACATACAAAGCCCGCTTCAACTTCAGTTTGTGCATGTAACCTTGCATTTGATCAAAATGGGAAGGAAACGCTTTCTTGACAGATTGTTCCTTTATTAAAATTTCAAAATACTTTGTTGCCGAAGTTTTGAATTCCCCCAAATGTTCTGTTTTTGGTGCATCAGGAAGATTCCCTAAAATTGCATCACAATGCCCTTTAATGTGACCGGAACACGCAACGATTTCATTTTGGGTTGAAATTATTTTTACTCCCGCTTCTTTCAAGTCATGAAGAATTATTTCTTCTTCATTGTGACCGCGTTGAAAAAGCCTTACTTGTCGGGCGGTAAGTTCCTCGGCTGGAAGGAACAGGCGGAAAGTATACCAAATATTTCTTTTGCAATAATGCCCAATCTTTGAGATTCCAAGGTAACGTCTTCTTTCAGCGGTTACCTTTTTATCTTCAATGGTTTTTTCAATTTTCAATCTGTTGTCGAATAACATTGTTTCCCCTTTGGACGAAAAAAGGGGGAAGAGAAATTTTTCTTTCCCTTCCCCCTTTCAGGCGGCTAGTGTCGCATTTGATTTTTCAAGGTAAAGTTGCGGGCGGTGCCCTTGCTTTCTTCATCCGTCATATTCCCCATTCATGGAGAGTTTACCGGGCCGGGCGCGGGCCGGGTTATGCGGCAAGGGCGGCGAAAATGGTGTTCACCTTTTCAATGTCGGCTTCCTTGCCGGTCACATCATCAAGGATGGCGATGAAAGCGGAACCGGAAATTTTCTTTTCCGTTATAGCAGCTTCGATGCCTTTGATGATTTTCTTCTTGAAGAGTTGCCCTTCTTTCAGGACGTTGATAATCTGTTTTTTCTTGTAAATCGCTTCAACAGTTTTCTTGTCGGGACCATCAGCGGCTTTTCCGTTGTCGGTTTCCTCGCCGCCCTTGGCTTTTTTGTCCTTCTTGTCCTTCTTGCCTTTCTTGTCGGCTTTCTCGCCCTTGTCGGCTTTGTCGGTTTCTTCCTTGTCTTTATCGTCATCGACAGGACCGGCTTTCAAGGCTTTCTGAAGGTTGGGCCGAGTAATCTGTTTGTCATTCAGTTGCCAGGATATCCGCCCGGTTTCGGCAGATTTGCGGCAACGAATCCGCCCGATATTGGTATCAACGAAATAATCGCCCGCCGCAATTTCATCAGTTTTGGCTTTTTCTTCGATGGTCTTCAAAATATCCTTGTTTTCAAGACCGGCAATAAGCCCGTTGCCAATTCCCGATTCCTTGGCTTTGTCTTTACCTTTTTCCTTGTCTTTCTTGTCCTTACCCATTGTCGTTTTCCTTTTGTTGGATGTTTTATACTTCAGCCGATTTCAACCAGATGAAAATCAAGTTCAACCTATAATATAGGGTTAGTGTTTTGTCACTATTTTTTAATCATCGTCCCAAGGTTTTTTCTTGCCTTTTTTACCATCCTTGCCAGATTTTCCTGATTTGTCCTTTTTGCCTTTCTTGTCCTTCTTGTCGGATTTTGATCCTTTATCATTATCGGGTTCGTCATCCGTTTCATCTTTTGCTTTTGCATCACCGCCGCCTTTTTTGAATTCATCGTAAGAATTCACTTTGTTTTTGGGCGCATACCCATTTTCACCGGGAGTGATAGAAACCTGAATATCAAGCTTGCCCTTCATCTGTTCGGGTGATTTTAGGTCAGTAAATTCGATACCGATTGCATCACAAATTGAGGCAAGATGACCATGAGCAATTTCTTCAGCTTGTTGATTCGGGTTGTCGAAATTGTAGTTTTCAAAGATAATCCGGCCTTTGTAATCGCCCTTCAAAACTTTGAAGTGAACAGTTACAAACCTTCCGTCTTTCCCTTTGGTTGGTTTGATTTCGGCTTTATCGATTTGGCAAGAGTACCAACCAGCCGGAACGGGTGAAAAACCCTTTGCCCTCTCCTGGTTCTTGTTCCATTTTTTACCAAAACCCTTTGCCCCTTTGTCTTTCGCCATGATTACTTTTCCTTTTTGTTTTTGTTTTTCTTGCCCTTACCGGCTTCCTTCCCCATGCCCGAAATGATCTTATTGAAGATATACGTCATATCAGGCTTTTCAAACTTTTTCAACTGGCAACTTCTATCTTTTGCGTCATAATCGTCATCCGGTTGCGTTTGAAGAACTTTATAAATTTCGTCTTCTTCTGATTCCTTAGTTGCATCTTCTTCATTGAACCGCAAGCAAAACACTTCGTCAAACAGGTATGGAACCTTTTCAACAAGGGCTTTGCCGGGAAAACTCGCCCTATATTTTTCCGTTCCATCCAATTCAGCAACCTTCAGTTTTGCGGTAACGATCAGGTGTTTGTCCAGTTGCATGAACTTTCGGAACACCTTCAAGGTTTTTTCTTCTAATTCAAAATAAGCCGCTCTTTTGTCCATCTTGGTTCCTTGTTCGTCCTTCAGATGTTGCAGAACCTTTTCCGCAATTTCTGAACCGGAATCAAGAACGACAGTTTCCCAAACCTTCCCGCGTTTGCTTTTGATGATTTCATAGGCTTCCATCAAATCGTCAAAGGTATTGACTTCTATCTTTGGAAGGTCTTGCATACCAAGGGAAAGGGTTCCCCTTTCAGAATCGATTATAACGGGATTTGGGGCGGTTGCCGCCAAAGGCGTTTTACCGATTCCATACTTTCCAAAGATCAAGACCTTGATATATTTTACGGCTTGTCGGGTGCTTACAACGGCAAGTTTTGTCATTATTTTTCACCTTTCCAGTTACATGAATGTAAATGTGTTATATCCAACATTTTACCATATTCCGAAGGGTCAGGGATT